AAGTCCTTGATTTGTATAGGGTTTATGGGTCCCATCCCCGAATCTCCCCCACATATAGGAATTTTTGGGTTTTCTGGCCGCAGGGGTGCGTGCTAAGCTGTTGTCCGGAATGCAACTACTGAGGATTGCTCGATGATTCGACACGTCGTCCACCAAGTTCTCGGCGCCACGCCGATGTTCTCGCTGGTCATGACGGCGCTGTGCATACTGGCGGCGCTGTTCGTGCTCTACGCTGAGCTCGGGACAGGGGCCCTCGCACTGTGGCTGTTCGCGGCGGGGGTGTGGTTTTCGCTGGCGGTCAAGGCGGCCAACACCCGCGGGAGCACGCGCTGATGGAAACGAACCTCGCTGAGACTCTGCAGCCCGCCCGTACCAAACGAGTCGTCCTGCTCAATGGACCACCCCGGTGCGGAAAAGACACCGCGGCGCTGGGGCTGGTGAACGGACTGCAGGGGATCTGCGTCCCGGTGCACCACAAGTTCGCGACCCCGCTGGCCGCGGGCGTTCAGGGGATCTTCGGGATTTCTCGGTCCCGCTGGGGCTACCTCTACGCCACGGCGAAAGAGATCCCGACCCCCGAGTTGCTGGGCATGTCCCCTCGAGAGGCCATGATCTGGCTGTCCGAGGAGGTGATGAAGCCGAAGTTCGGGAAGGACGTGTTCGGCAGGATCGCGGCGGAGCAGATCTCGATGATGAAGGACGCGGTGGTCGCGATCAGTGACTGCGGCTTCGCGGAAGAGATCATTCCCGTGGCGCACGTGGTGGGGTGGTCGAACATTCTGATCGTGAATATCTACCGGCCCGGATGCACCTACGCAAAGGACTCGCGCTCCTACATAACGCCGGACCTGTTGTACGCGGCCTCCGCCGAGAACCCCGACCCAACTTTTGTCCAGCCCGACTTCCTCGAGGTCGTCAATCGCAAGGACATCTTCGCTTTCAGGGATGAGGTGATCGACGGCGTAACGAGGTGGCTCGCCTAATGCGGCGGCACTTCGTTATCCCCGACTGTCAGGTACAGCCCGGATCCCCGACTGATCACCTCGAGTGGATCGGCCGGGCAGTGGTTGAATATCAACCGGACACGGTGGTCTGCCTCGGCGATTTCGCCGACATGTGCTCTTTGTCCAGCTACAAGACGGCGATCGAGGGCGAGGGCACTCGGTACTGGTCGGACATCGTGGCGGCTCAGGAGGCGATGAAGGTCCTCCTCGCTCCGCTTCGAAAGCGCTGGGGGCGCAACATCGACAGGGCCGGCGCGCCGCGGATGGTGATGCTCTTGGGGAACCATGAGTACCGCATCCAGCGCGCAGTCGACTCCCAACCGGTGTTCGACAAGATGATCGGCATGAATAACCTTCCGTACGAGGACTGGGAGGTGTTCGACTTCCTCGAGCAGGTCACGATCGACGGCGTGACCTACAGTCACTACTTCCAGCAGAGAGGCAGCTCGAGGGCGGTCTCTGGCATGATCGAGACCCGTACGAAGACGATCGGATACCCTTTCGTCCAAGGTCACCAGCAGGGCCTGAAGACGGGGATGATCGAGAGGAACAACGGGGAGCTCATCCGCGGCGTCGTCGCCGGATCGTGCTACCTCCACGACGAAGGCTACATGGGCCAGACGAACGCCGGCCACTGGCGTGGGTGTCTGGTGCTGAACGACGTGCACCACGGTCAGTTCGATCTCATGGAGCTGTCGATGGACTACCTCTGCCGCCGGTGGGGCACAGGGGACCACGTGTGGAAGCTGATCAAGAAGAAGTACCCGGCGATCTACCGCAAGTCGAGCTGGGCCAAGTCCGAAGAGGTTCTCCGCGGTAGCGGCCCCGGACCTCGAGACACACCGCGGAGGCGGGCATGACCGGCAATGTGACTTCGATTTCGCGGCCGAAGATCGAGCAGTTCCGGATGACGTGCAGATGCACCGAGCCGTACGGGTGGGCGACGTTCCACGTGCTGATCGGGAGCGACGCGAGCCTCGCCTACGAGTGCACCAACTGCGGCGCCGAGCACGACCTGACCCCCGAGGAGATCGCGGGGGCGCAGGGGGACGACTGGTGATCGAGCGCGACGAGGTCTTCCGTCTCGTCACCCGGTGGGGTCTGGCGGAGAACGCCGAGATCAGCCGTCTCTGGTACCATCGGGACGGAGAGGCTGTCCATGCAGGGCGGTCTGAGCTCGAGAGCACCGGGAGGGCCATGTGGGCTCTGCGGGAGCGGTTCCCGCGCGACTACGACGTGCTGGTCAAGAGGTTCAGGGACGGTCGGTGGATGGGGACGGTGGCTCTGGACAGGGCTCTCGACGCCTTCGCTCTGGTCTACTCCCCGGTGCCGAAGAGCGTTGACTAGTTCGTAGAATCGTGTACTATGGAGGGGCGTGAGGTTTGGTTGTGCTTTCCTCACGTGGCGCTTCATTCCCGGCGTCAAGGGGACCCGAGGCTGATCCTCCCTCGGGTCCCCGACTTTTAAGAACAGGGGGTGCCTGAAAACAGCAAGAACAGGAACCGTCTCGTCCCTCGATGGACGACTTGAAGGCCGAGCTACGCGAGTGGTTCGGCCTTTTTCTTTTTGGATCACTGAGAGTTGACTTTCGAGATGCAGATCAAACTGGAGCGCCGAGCATACCTGCCCCACGTGACACTGGGCGTGCTGACCTACAAGGGGAAGACGCTGGTGACTCTGGAGCGCGGCTGGAACGGCAACAAGCCCTTCGAGAGCTGCATTCCGGAGGGGCGCTACCCGTGCGCGAGGGTCAACTCTCCCCGGTTCGGGCCGACGTGGGCCGTGAAGCGCGTGCCGGACAGGGAGGACATCCTGTTCCACGCCGGGAACTACCCGAAGGACACCGATGGGTGCATCCTTCTGGGGCAGATGCTGTCCGAGCAGGAGTATTCGGTGCTGCAGTCTCGCAAGGCGGTCGAGGAGTTCATGGCGGACACCCATGACCTGACCCAAATGGACCTGTTCATCACGGGGTACCGGCCGAAATGCTGAAGAGAGTGCTCGTTTTCTGGCTGACGACCATCGGTGTGCTGATGGTCGTGCGCGACCTCGCCACGTCCAAGGGCCGGGCGCGCGTCGCGCAGGCTTATTCGGCGGAAAGGGCCGGAGTAAAGCGCGAATTCGACATGAAAAGTCGAAATTCGGCTCGAAATTGCGCCGAAGAGCAAGAATAAGGGGCAGAAAATGGCACGCAAGGGCAAGAAAAAGGGCTGCGGCAAGTGAGTCGTGACCTCCAGAAGGCGGGCCGCGTCAAGCGGAACCTGCTGAAACTGCGCTCGGAGTGGAAGATCGTGCGGATCGCGCTCGAGAACGCCCGGAAAGAGGGCTCGCACTCTCCGTACGTCAATTCTTTCGTCGAGGCCGCGCGTGCCTCGCCGTATTTCGTCGGTCACGTCGACTGCTTCATGTACCCGGCGCTGATCCTGACCGCAATCGTGGGGTGGATTCGATAGATGTCCAAGCCTGACTGGAGAAAGATCGCCGCAACCGTGGCGCCGGCGCTGGCGACAGCACTCGGTGGGCCTCTGGCCGGGATCGCCGTGTCCGAGATGTCTCGAGCGGTGCTCGGGAAGGACGATGGCGACGAGGCCGAGGTTGGCGTTGCAATTGCCACCGGCGGTGCCGACGCCCTTCTGAAGCTGAAGGGGGCGGAGGCCGAGTTCAAGCTCAAGATGGAGGAGCTCGGGCTCGAGAGCGACCGTCTGGCGTACGCCGACACCGCTTCCGCGCGCGAGCGAGAGGTCAAGTCGGGGGACACCATCACGGTGCAGATCCTCGCGGCCATTATCGTCGGGTCTTTCCTCGCGATCGTCTACAAGGTCCTGTTCTCGGGGTCTCAAGTGGACAGCGTCATCGCCGGGACCCTGATCGGCTACGTGTCTGCCAAGGCGGACACGGTGGTGGGGTACTACTTCGGCTCAAGCCGCGGCTCGAGCGATAAGACGAAGGCCTTCGAGAGGATGTTCAACCGGAAGAAAGGTGATGCGTGAACGGGGATGAACTTGGACAGGCAACGGCGCTCGTTAAATCTGGTCTTCTCGCCGCTTTTGGCGGACTGGTAGGGCATCTCGTGGACAACATCAAGCGCGGCACCAAATTCAGCTGGGTCGCGTTCAGCGTCGCCGTGTTGGTGGCGTTCTTTGTGGGGCAGGTCCTCGGAGACTGGCTCCCGCATGAGATGTACGGAAGGGATGGCGTGCTGATGGTCGCCGGGACATCGGGGTATCCGATGCTCTCCGCGCTGCAGGACATTGTCCTGAGACTGGTGAAGAAGCTGGGTGTGGGAGGGCAGGACTGATGGCGACACTGTTCCAACGAATTGCAGGAGACATACCTCAAGGAGATCCAGACACCAAGATCCGGATCCACGAGTTCATGTCGGCGTTCAACGAAGTGCGCCGAGGGAAGATGACCGGAGGCGAGTTCGTTTCGATCTTCTCCCTGAGCGGGGCGCAGGTCACGGCGGCGACCACGCTGAACAGCCTGCTCGTAGCGGCCCCGAACAAAGTGGAGTTCCTGCGCGTCCTGAAGGACCTGCTGTACCTCGCGGAGCGCAACGTGCTCCCTCGGTACCGGGACCAGACGTGGGTCGTGTCGAGGCTGCGGGAAGAGGTGACCGATAACGGCGGGACCCTGCCCTAAATGGGACGCCCTCTGATAGCGCAGGTTTCGGTAGCGATACCGACGACGACCGGCAATCAAGACATCACGATCGCCGGGTTCGGCACGCCCAAGGCCGCGATCGTGATCCTCTCCGGTGCCGTGGCAGCGGACACCGCCCGCGCGAACGGGCTGTTGAGCATAGGGTACGCGGATTCCGCAGGGACGGCGTACGTCGCCGGAAACTGCGCGCAGGACGCGCAGGCCACGGCCGCGACTGGCAGGACGAACTACAACGGGAGCCTAGTCTCTTTCCCGAACTTCTCCGGCAGCGCGCGGACCAACGAGGTCGCGACTTTCGTCTCGTGGATTACCGACGGAATCCGCATCAACTGGGCGACGGCGCCGGCGGCGGCGTACCTGATGACGGTCATTTTCTTCGGAGGAGACGGGACGATCAGCTCCAAAGTGGGGTCGGTTGATCTCGGGACGGGAACCGCGGCGATCAACACGACTCTCGGGTTCACCCCGAGCCTGATCTTCCCCCTCGGCATAGGCGTCGCGGCGGACCTTGTCACAGGGAACTTAGTTGTTTCGATGGGAGCGTGGACCCCGAGCTCCGGACAGGGGTCGATAACCGCGGTGAACATCGACGCCGCGGCGACGAAGGATCTGCAGGGGTATGCGTCGAGCTCGGCTGCGTTCGCTCAGGTGTTCTCAGCGGGGCTCCAGTACGTCGTGACTCTCGGAACCTACGCCAGTGGGTTCTCCGCGACGCCGAGCGCGAACTCGTCGTCGGACGTCATGGGGTACCTCGCGCTGGAGTTCGATGCGGGGACCGGGGTCAACGTCTCAGTGGAGACTCTGCCGACGGCGACAGGGAGCTTCAGCAAGACGGGGCTGAGCTTCCGGCCGGGGTTCTTGCTGGAGGCGTCCGCCAAGATCAGCGCCGCCATAGGCACCGTGGACAACGCCGACTCCGAAGGGTTTACGGTCACCGGCATCTGCCGGTCTCGGACGGGAGGGGACTCTGTCCTTGCAGCAGCGCTCGGCGGGGACGACGGCGCGGCGACGTCTGACGAGAGCTCGTGGTACGGGTACGACGCCAACATCGAGTACACCGGTGTGGGCGGCGGTTCGCGGGCGACGTACGCCAGTTTCACGAGCTTCAACGCAGACGGCTGGACGAAGAACCTGACGGCGACCGACGCCGTCGCCTACAAGTACCTGTCCGTCGCGATCGAGGCGAACAAGCCGATCCCGGTGTTCATGAATCACAGAATGCAACAAGGCATGAGCTGATGGCAATCCCACTCAAGAAGAGCACTGCGTCTCAGGAGATCGTTCTCGGGCCCTTCGTGGATTCGAGCGACGGCGTGACCCCGGAGAACGCACTGTCGATCGCGAACACCGACATCAAGATCTGGAAGGCCGGGGCGACCACGCTCGCTGACAAGACCTCCGGCGGTGCGACCTATATCACCAGTTCGAACGGGCACTACTACGCGGTGCTCGACGCGACCGACACTGACACGTATGGGCCACTGGTGGTCAACGTCTACAAGTCCGGCGCCCTCCCGGTGCGGCTGGAGTGTGTCGTGATGTCGGTAGAGGCCTACGACACGCTCTACGGCACCGACGCCTTCACGGCGGACCTGACCGCGGCCGCGCTCTTGGCGGTGAACGCCGAGGTCGACACCGCACTGAACACGGCGATCCCGGGAAGCCCTGTGGCGGACTCGATCAACCAGCGCATCAAGGCCATCGACGACCTGACTCAGGCCGCCGGCGCCGGCGACCTCGCGGCGATCCTCGTGGACACCGGGACGACTCTTGACGCGAACATCACCGCGATCAAGGCGAAGACCGACTCGCTGACGTATACGATCGCAGGAGTCGTGGACGCCAACGTCCAGCGCATCAATGACGTGACGATCACGGGCAACGGGTCCCCGAGCAGCCGGTTCAGCGTCTGATGGCCGCGTACCCGGATCGTTACCACAGCATCGGTATCAACTGGGCCAACATCTGGTCCGACGAGATGTGGTCGGACGGTCTGGCCGACGGGATCTGGGCGCCGAACCCGCTGCTGTCGCCCCGCGCGCCGCGGCCGAAACAAATCGACATACGAACTCTGGTGGTGGCGCTCGACAAGAACCACAAAGCTCCTGTGAAGGAGTACGAGTTCAGTAACGGGAGAGTTTTCTATGATAGATGACGAGAAGCGCGCGATCTTCCTGCGCGCCTGCGACGAGGTGGCCGAGGGCCGCTCGTTCTACATGCTGAGCGGGACCGGGGACTACCCGAGCCACCGTACCATGCACCGGTGGGCGCGCAGTGACGAGACGCTGCTGCTGGCGTACCAAGAGGCGCTGGAGGACCGCGCGGAGAAGCTGGCGCAGGAGATGCTGGACCTGTCCGACTATGTGGACGAGACGAGCTCGTCCGCGATTCAGGCTTGCCGTCTGAAAACCGACGTGCGTAAATGGTTGATCGAAAAACAGGCTCCCAAGCGCTACGGCAACAAGCAAGCCGTCGAGCTGAGCGGGGCCGTGAAGGTCGACCACGAGAGCGTGCTCGAGGCGGCCCGGAGACGACGTGAGTCTGGCAGCACAGAATAACTTCGAGGAGCGTCTAGCTTCCGACATCGCTGAGTTCTACGACGACCCCCTTGGGTACGTGCTGTATGCGTTCCCGTGGGGCGAGGGACAGCTGAGAGACAGCGATGGCCCGGACGTCTGGCAGCGGGAGCAGCTGCGCTACATCGGAGAGTGCATCAAGGCCGACCCGCTGGCGACGATCAGAGAAGCGATCGCGTCAGGCCACGGCATCGGGAAGAGCGCAGAGACCTCGTGGATCATCCTCTGGGCGATGAGCACTCGTCCGCATTTAGCAGGATGGGTGACCGCAAACACCAAGGCTCAGCTGCAGTCCAAGACGTGGCGAGAGTTGTCCCTGTGGCACAAGCGCGCGATCAACTCGCACTGGTTCGAATGGACGGCGACGAGGTTCTACCACACCGATCACAAGTCGACGTGGGGCATGGACGCGATCCCGTGGAGCGAGACGAACTCCGAGGCGTTCGCAGGTCTGCACGCTGACCACGTCCTGATGATCATGGACGAGGCGTCCGCCGTTGCGGATGTCATCTGGGAGGTCGCCGAGGGCGCGATGACGACGCCCCGGGCGATGTGGCTCTGCTTCGGAAACCCGACGAGGAACACCGGGAGGTTCCGGGAGTGCTTCGGCAAGTTCCGGCACCGGTGGCACGCGCGCCAGATCGACTCTCGCAAGTGCAAGATGACGAACAAGGCCCAGCTCGACGAGTGGCTGGCCGACTACGGGGATGACTCGGACTTCGCCCGGGTGCGGATCAAGGGG